CAAGTATCATGAAAACACAAGTCTTGGAAGTATAGCAACTAAGACTGTTAGTGGTGTAACCAACTTAAGAAAGTTGTATGGTACAAATTCTGCAATCCTTTCTCTAGTTGCTACAGACAGAGTTGAAGTCAATGGTGAAGTTAGATCAGTAGCATCTGTAGCTACTGAAGTTGTAGAAAGTGTTACATATTATGTAATAACAATTGCAAACAATGAACCTCTATTGAGAGTAACATCTTTATCTCCAGCGAAAAAATTAAACACCGAACTAGAAATTATTGGTGATGGTTACAGACAAGCAAACCCTTATGTAATGACAGGGATTTCGGTAGTTGATGGTGGATCTGGGTACACTAGCAACGAAGGATTGGTAGTTAATTTCCCAGCACCATATCAAACTGGTAGCGTTGCATCAGGAACTGTTGTGGTGAACGTTAACGTTCTTGATATTGCATTATCTAGCGCAGGTTCTGGATACACTCAAGTTCCTACAGTATCAATAACTTCTGGAGGTGGTACAGGCGCAACAGCGTCTGCCACATTGGGATTTCCAATAAGCTCAATAATTAGTATTCCTGTTATTGGTTCTGGGTATAGCTTACCACCGACCATATCATTTAATGGTGGTAATGGAACAGGTGCTGCAGCTACAGCTAGATTATCTGGTACTATTGAATCAATAGACTTTACTTCTGGCACTACAGGTGAAGGATATGATACTGCTCCTACAATCACAATTGGAGTGCAGTGGGCACAAACTACTGCTTTAACAGTGGATCAACAAATAGCACGTGATGGTAGATTGTATACAGTTACTGGCGCTGGAACTACAGGGACAGTTGCACCAACTCATACCAGCGGTTCTGCCACCAATGGAACTGCAACACTAGCATATGCTGGAGTAGCAGCTTCTGGTATAGTAACTATATTCAACGGTTTGGTTCAAAGTGTTTCTCTTATTGGAGGTTCTGGATACTTGTATGCTCCATCAGTTGCATTTAGTGGTGGTACACCAGACACACCAGCATCTGGTACTGCAGTACTTAATGCTTCTGTAGCTTCTATTGTTGTTACTAATCAAGGTACTGGTTATACAACAGTACCATTAGTTGTAATAACTCCATATGGATTAGACGCCAGTGCAACTATTGTTCCCGCAGAAGCAATTGCTTCTCTATCTCCAACTAATGGATCTGTCAAAAGTATAACATTATTGACTGCTGGACAAAATTATACAACAGCACCAACTGTTACTGTCATACCTCCAACTATTACATTTAATGGTTCCACTGCAGTAAGTGTTGCCAATGATACAATAACTTACAATAATCATGGTTTTCAAACAGGTGCTGCTGTAGTTTATTCTAACGGTACTGGAACTGCTATAGCAGGATTGACTAATGGAACTACATATTACGCAAACGTAGTATCTGCTAATGTCGTTAAGTTATATAATAATCAAACAAATGCACTCGCTGGCGGTGCAACTGGTTTAATTGACATAACAGCTGCTGGTGTTGGTTCGAATCATACTCTAACCAACACGACAGTTGGATTTCAGGCTACTGCAAATAGTGTAGTATCTTCAGGATATATAAAGAGTGCTGTATTGACTGACCCTGGTTATGGCTATAACGTTATTCCTACCCCATTTTTATCATTCACTAATGGATGGGTGGCTGGTGCTGTTGTTACATTGAATCAAGAAATCACACACCAAAATAGAATTTACAAAGTAACTGCGGTAACAAACCCTTATAATTTAGGCACTTCTGCACCATCACATACAACTGGCGCAGTAGCCAACGGAGATGCTACACTTACATATTTGTCTACTGCATCTATTCCAACATTACAATCTGTTGCAGAAAAGTCAAAGGCATATATCGAACCTATTGTAGATGTAACTAACGGTGAGATTCATGGTGCTATTATTATTGATGGTGGAACTGGGTATACGTATGCAGCATGCGAGGTCAAAAGAAATAAACCACCAACATCTGGAACAGGATTTGATGCTCAATTAACAATTGATACGTCTATTGGTGCTGTTAACTCGGTTCAAGCGCAGGTTGAGCTTACTGCAGTCAATGGTTCAATAGACAACTTCCAAATTGTTTCTGGCGGCATTGGATATGTTCAAGCAAGTACGTCAGTTTCTATAGTTGGTGATGGTACAGGTGCTACTGCTACTGCCACCGTACAGTCTGGTGTAGTTACAAAGATAAACATTATAACTCGTGGTAAAGATTACACTAATGCTACTGTAACAATTAATGGTGTTGGATCTGGTGCACAAACTAGAGCAATAATTGGACCAATTGGTGGTCATGGAAAAAGCAGCGTAGATGAGCTAAACGGTCGCACAGTTATAATGTATAATCGTTTGTCTCAACTTGCGGTAAAGGCAGTTCCACTTGATGCTTTGACTAGTGTACGTCAAGTTTGTGTATTGAAGTCACCAAACCAATTCAATAGTGTATTTAATTACAATAACTTTACTGGCAGCACCTGCTATAAAATTACTGTGGCAACTACACCTACTACGGCAGCATTAAATTCTGTAGTTACTGTATACACATCGCAAACGGTAACTTCATCTTCCATTGCGGTTAAATTCAAAGTTATTGCAAAAGCTGCAAATTCTTTAATCTTGCAGGCAATAGATAACAATGACGAACTAATAAAATCAGGAAACTTTATGAGAAGCATTACTGGTGTTTTCCATGCAATAACGTATGTGGAAAAACCAGATGTCGATAGATTCTCTGGTGACTTAATTTTTATTGACAATAAAACACCATTTGCACCAAGTGATGAGCAGCCACTGGTGATAACAACTAGATTCAAGTTATAAATATAATAGCTAAAGTTATTAAGAAGGCTAAGAAATGACAATCAACTTCAATGCAGAACCATACTATGATGATTTTGACGAAAACAAGAAGTTCTTAAAGATATTATTCCGTCCTGGTTACGGTGTACAAGCAAGAGAGCTAAATCAACTTCAAAGTATTCTGCAGTCGCAAATCTCTAGAGTCGGCGACCACTTATTTAAAGAAGGTTCTGTTATCATTCCAGGTGAAATTGGATTCGATAATGCGCTTTCTTATGTTAAATTAACAGCAACAGTTGGAACTTCTGGTACGGATGGATTTTTACCAGCGTTAGTCGGTAACATCTTAGTTGGACAGACTACAGGTGTGCGAGCAAAGGTTTTAACATATACAACTAAGACCTCAGCCGATCCGTCAATGGTTTATGTTAAGTATATTAACTCTGGAACTAATGGAACAACTAAAGTGTTTGCTGCTGCAGAAACTTTAGTGTCTGAAGAAACTGGCGTTAGTGTAACAGTTCAGTCTAGTGCTGCTACTGGTGTTAGTTCTGGAGCTACAATACAGCAGGGTGTATTCTATGTAAAGAAGAACTTTGTTTTAGTTGACGCCCAAACAATCGTTATCGACAAATACTCAAAAACACCTACTGCAAAGATTTGTCTAGAGATTGTAGAAGATACAGTCACACCAGAAGAAGATGAGACTTTATTAGACAATGCTGCTGGGTCATTTAACTATTCTGCTCCTGGCGCTCATCGTTATACTATTTCTTTAAACCTTGTTAAAAAGTCTTATGATTTCACGATTGGTGAGGGTACTAACTTTATTGAAATTCTTAGAGTCAAAAATGGTAACATAGAGTATTTGGTGAACAAGACTCTTTATAATGAATTAGAACACACGCTGGCACGCAGAACATATGATGAGTCTGGAAATTACGTAGTTAAAAATTTCCCAATCAACATTAAAGAGTTCCGCAATAATGATCGTGGAACATATGTTGTAAACAAACCATATCTAGCAAATGATATCGTTGCGCACACAACAGCTGGTGGTGTTAAAAATTTCTATCGTGCATTAAATACTGGATTCTCAGACTCAAACACAACTCCAAGAAGCACTGCTGGTTCTACTGGTATTGTTGTGTGGCAGGAAGTCTCAGTTCCTCCATATAACAATGGTGTCTATACTGCATCAACTACATATACAACTACAACCCAACATGAGGCTGACGAGGCTAAATTAGCTGTCGGTCTTGGTGCTGGTAAAGGTTATATTTTTGGATATGAAGTAGAAACCAAAGCAACATTCTATACGCCACTATTAAAGGCAAGAGCTACTAGCAATGACCAAGACTTACAGTTTTCTACTGATCTTGGGCAATATATTGTTGTTCAAAATCTAAACTCATTCCCAGACGTTTCTACATATCCTGAAGTTCTACTTTATGAAGATCCTACAGTAACATTAGGCGTATCTTCTGGTCTCAAGCGTGGAACTGCTAGAATCAGAGCCATTGAATATGAATCAGGGGCTATGGGTACTTCACAAGCAAGATACAAAGTGTTCTTGTTTAATGTAGTTATGGATTTGGTTCCAAGTGGTAATGGTAGAAGATATTCTATCACAAACAGAATTAAACAAATTGTTATCCCTGCGGCTTCTACATCAGCAACATTCACCGCTGATCTGGCATTAAATGCAGTTCAAACTTCAGGAACAGTTATAATTAGTGGTAAATCTATATTTGGCACAGGAACATCATTCTTAACAGAATATGAAGCTGGTGAATATGTTTACATTAATGGTACCTATTCTAGAGTGCAGACTGTAGTTTCAAACACTGCTATGACTCTTAACACGAACGTGGCAGGAACAACATCAATTGTAATAGATGCTTCCAGTGCAAGCGTGGTTAATACTAGCACTGATGTGATTTCTTCAACTGCTCATGGATTTAGCACTGGCGTTGAAGTTAGCTATGACGCTGGTACCATCTCAACTTCTTCTGGTGATTCTATTTCTGTAGATACTACAACTGATGTAATTACAGTTCCATCAACTACAGGGTTAAGTGCTGGAAAGGTTATTAAATTCGGTGCAAATATTGCTGGAATTTCAGCCAATAAATCTTACTATGTGAAAACTGTTCCAAACGGAACAACGTTCACTATCTCTGAAACCCCTAGTGGCGCAACACTTGATCTAACAGCAGAAGTAACCAAAACTGTAACCAGTATCGTTCCTTCTACAAATACTATTGTTCTTTCTGATGCAACTAACATTGCTGTTAACGATAAAGTAACTTTTGCAGGCACGACTTTTGGCAGTATTGTAGCAGGTACTAACTACTTCATTAAAACTCTTGCAGCTAATGTTGCTACAATTTCTACTTCTAGTGGTGGTACAGAGTTTGATATCACTGCAGTTACTACTACAGCAACTGGTGTAGAAAAGACTACAAACTTTGTAGTTGTTTCTAGTGTTGCTGGCATGGCAGTGGGTAATACTATTACACTAAGTGGTACAGCTTTTGGTGGGCTGGCAGCTACTACATACTTTATTAGATCTATTGATACTGCTGCGAAAAAGATTACAATTTCTACTTCTAGTGGTGGTACAGCTGTAGTGTTTGCGAATACTGCATCAGGATCTATGACAGTTACACTTAACACTGTAGTTACTTCTATGACTATGGCGGATGCTGTAGTTACAAAGACATCATCTCTATCTTTTGATGCTAATGCTATTGGTGGCTTAGTTGACGGTGGATCTTACTTTGTTTATGCAGGAACTAGTGCATCACCAACACCAAACTCTTTTGTTCTGTATAATTCTCGTACTGGAGCAGAAACTGGTGGGTCACTTGGTAAAATGGATATAACTGCAGTAGGCACAGGAACTGCTCACATATTTACAAGAAACACTACATCAGGTGTAAAGATAGAAAAGGCGTACCGTCCTCTTGTCAATGCTGGTGCAACTAGCTTGATATTTAAACTTCCATATCCTGTAATCAAGAATGTTTCTGATGTTAGATACACATCAACAAGAACGTATATTGGCACAATAGCTTCTGGCTCTGTTGCTGTTTCTTGCGATACTCCATACCAATTCGCAAATCCATTAGCTATTGGGTCTTATCAATTAGTAAGCAGAGCAACTGGTCAGAATCTTACATATTCTGGAGCAACACGTTCTAATAACAATACTACCATAGAATTCACTGGACTAGGTTCTAACAACGGACAACAAGTAGTTATACAAACTACATTAGATGCATCTGTTACTACTAGCCCTAAGATCAAAACTCTAAAGAGCGTAACGCATACAGTTACTTCTAAATCTATTGGAGAATCTAACGCTATCTACACAGGTAAAGCTGATGGTATTCGAATAGTTAGTGTCAATATGGATACTGGATCATGGGGTCAGCCATCTGGACAATATACCACAAATATTACAGATAGATTTAACTTTATAACAAACCAAACTGATTCATACTATGGAATTTCTTTCATTCAATTGAAGGATGGTAAGTCAAAACCTACAGCACCTATTAGAATAGTATTTGAGCATTATGAGCATAGTGGATCTGGAGACTTTTTCTCAGTTAAATCATATGATGGTATTCCTTACCAGACAATTCCAGTGTACAACGGATTTGCCTTGGCAGACTGTATTGACTTTAGACCTAAAGTAACAGATAACTTTACAGGCGCTGTCGTGTTCACAGACGATGAAACATTAATGCCTAAATTTGGCACAGACATGGTTCTTGATCTAGAATATTATCTTGGCAAGAAGTGTAAAGTCTTTATGGATCGTAACGGTAAAGTTACTATCAGCGAAGGTGTATCTACACTTGTCAATCAACCAGCAGCACCAGAAATTAGTGACAACGTTTTGTTGTATGATATTCAACTGCAACCATACACGTTCGGCACTTCTTCTACAAATATCTTGATTAAGGGTGTAGATAATAAACGTTATACAATGGCTGATATTGGTAAGTTAGAGCAAAGAATTAACAACCTAGAATATTATACATCTCTATCATTACTTGAATCTGAAACTCAGAATTTAACGATACGCGATGCTGATGGTCTTGAGAAATTTAAAAATGGTTTTGTTGTAGATAACTTTACTGGTCATGCCATTGGAGATACTACAAATCCAGATTATCTAAATTCTATTGATTTTGAATCTAGAATGTTACGTCCATTCTTTGTCCAAGACCAAATTCCATTCGTAGAAGTAGCATCATCAACTAACGATAGAACTGCACGTAACTATGCTTTGACTGGTAAGTATATTACATTACCATTTACAGAAACCACGTATATTGAACAGGTGAGATCTTCATCTAGTGAAAAAATTAACCCATTTGCGTTCTTTACATTCTTGGGTAACATGACTATAACTCCAGCAAGTGACACATGGTTTGAAGTTAAGCGTCGCCCAGATATTATTGTTGAAGAAAAAGAAGGTAACTATAATACTATTAAGAATCTTGCTGAGAAAGCAGGTGTACTTGGTACTATATGGGGTTCTTGGGAAAAGAATTGGGCAGGTCGTTCAGAAAAGACTACAAGTTCACAAACATACGCTGCATACTCGGTAGGTGGTGGTGGGTTTGCTGGTGGATGGGGTGTCAATAGTCAGTCATTTACAGTTTCTACTGTTCAAGTTTCTGTGCCTAAGTCAAGAAAAGGAACAGAAACTTATGTGAAGACTATCTATGATGAAAGAGTCTTAGAAGATAAGATTTTAAGTACTACTATTCTTCCATATATGAGATCTCGTCGTTTGACAGTTCAGACAAAGGGTCTAAAGGGTGATACCGTATTCTATCCATTCTTTGATGGAAGAAACATACAAGAGTATTGCACTCCTGCAGAAAAGATTATATTTAATGCAAGAACTGGCAAGTCCTCTATTTTTGATACTGTTAGCCGTGCAGGTAATAATTATTCTGAAACTGCAAGATTATTTGCAGGCGACTCTACAGATTTATCTATCAGCGTTGGTGATGTTCTAATTGAGTATAATTCAGCAGGTACTGTTGCAACTGGTGTTACAGCTATAGTTGTTGGATGGGAAAAATATGATGCAGGTCCAGATGCAGGAAAATTTGCTGTATATGTAGTTAATAGAAAATATCCAGTTAATGCTACTACTACTGGTTTCGTTGCAGGTAATGTTATAAAGGGTACATTGAGCGAAGCTGAAGGTGCTGTTGTTTCTGCAACAACTACTCGTGCAGGTGGTGAATTAAGAACTTCTTTACAGGGATCTTTAAACTTTATATTCTATGTGCCGAACACGACTGCTGTTAAATTCAACACAGGTTCAAACGAGCTTGCATTACTAGACTTTGAAACATATGATAAAAAGTCATCTACGTCATCTGCTACAAAGGCATTTACTGCCAGTGGTATTTACCAAGAAAGACAAAATCAGATTCAACGAATCCGCAATGGTGAGTTGGCAACAAGACAAGTTAGTGATAGCGACATCGATAAAACAACAGAAACTAGATTCTCAAACTCACCTGGATGGTATGACCCACTAGCTCAGACATTCTTGGTTCAAGAGACCAATGGTGTATTTGTAACATCTGTAGACTTATACTTCTATAAGAAAGATGTTTCTGCTCCAGTTATGATTGAGATCAGAGAAGTTGTTAATGGATATCCAGGTAAGACTGTACTAACAACATCTAAAACTCAGATTGCAGCCTCAGAAATTAAAACTTCTGACAATTCTAGCTTGGCGACCAATATCAAGTTCCCATCACCTACGTATTTAAATGGTAATACTGAATACTGTTTAGTTCTATTGTCTAACTCTGATGTTCCCGAAGTCTTTGTTGCTAAACAAGGCGAGTTATCTAAAGAGAATGGTGGACAGATCGACAAGCAGCCATATATGGGTGTTTTCTTCAAGTCGCAAAATGCTTCTACTTGGACAGCAGAGCAAATGACAGATATGAAGTTCAAACTAAACAAAGCTGCATTTACAACTAATACTGTAGGTAGCGTAGCGTTTGAAAATGCTAATGTTCCAGATTCTAGTCTACAGAACAATCCTTTGCTATTCACAGCAGGTTCTAGAAAGGTTAGAGTTTCGCACGACAACCATGGCATGAATACAGAATCTGTTGTAGCTATTAAAGCACTACCACCTGTAGCAATTGGTGAAATTTATAGTGCAAAGAATTCTGCAATCGTTTCAGGTATTGGTACAAAGTTTGCAACTACAAACGCAATTGTTCCAGGCGCTGTTATCTACAGAGAAGATGGCAAAGTTATCGGCGAAGTTTTATCTGTCGCCAGCGATACTCAGCTTACTCTAAAAAGCACATCAAACTCTAACTATGGTATTATATCAAACACTGAGCCATTTAGATTCATGAACCCATTAAATGGTGTTTCTCCTAATGAGATCTTTAAGTTGGATAGCAACGGAAACTATCTAAATCATAATATAGATTCTGTTGAGCTTGATAGTTATGTTATCACTATTGGTAGCGAAAATTTACAGACAACTTTAAATACTTCTACCACATCAGTTACACTATCTACTGGCGATACTTCTAATATGTTTGTTGGACAACCAGTTATAAAGACAAGCGGCACTGGAGTCTTTGCTGACAGCACTACAGTTGCTTCTATAACAAACTCTAGTACATTCGTGTTAAGTGCAGCCCCAACTACTAATGGCGCTATTGTGTTCTCTGTTGGTGATATTCCTAACGTAACTGGTGAACGTGGTGGCGATGGTGTACTAGCATCTAGAGACGTTCCATATGATATGTTTAATCCATCTATAAACATTGAAAATTATACTGGAACTAATAGCATTATTACATATCAGGGTGTTACAGGAAAGAGCATGGACGGAGCGCAAACTCCTTACCAAACATTCTTACAGGCTAACCTACCATATACAAACACCTTTAGTATCACTCCTGGTGAGGATAACTATACTCCAGTTCCAATGGTTATTGCTTCTAAGGAAAACTCTGTTGCGAAAGATTTGAATTTATCTACATTGACATCTTTAAGAAATACAGCGATTATTAATGCAGAACTAATCACATCAAATCCAGATGTGTCACCTATTATTAATATTGAAAACGTGGCTATCACTGCGGTGTCTAATAAGACAAACAACCCATCCACCTCTATGAATATCGATCCTATTGATTACATAGAAGTAGTTTCTGCAGATCAAGGAATTGTGTTTGATGGTACTGGTGTTATGGTTGTGCAAGATTCAGCTTTATATGAAGCTATTTCTGGTATAATTTCTGGACAGTATATTGTAATTTCTGGTTCTGGCGTTACTCAAAATAATGGAACATGGTTTGTGACTGATGTTGACCCAGAAGGAAAATCATTAACTATTCAGGGTGTATTGAATGCCAAGGCAGCATCCGAGCCTATTACTATTAAAGCATTGGATCGTTTCTTCTCTGAGCGAACACCAGTTGGCAGTTCCAGCATTAACAAATATGTTACTCGTAAACTAAAATTTGCAAACCCATGCACATCAGTTAAGATTAAATTTGATGCTGACGTTCCACCAGCAGCAAATATTGGAGTATACTACAAATTAAATCCATCTGGAACTGAAACAGACTTTAACTTTGTAGAATATGAAAATGCCAGAACAACAGTTCCTGCAAATCTAAAGAGTAAAGACTCATCATTCTTTGAACACGAGATTGATCTAGATGACTTACCTTCTTTTGATGCCATAACAATTAAACTTGTTATGACCTCGACTGATTCTACACAAATACCTAGAATTTCAGATCTGCGAATAATTGCTCTTGCTTAATTATGGAATTGTTAAAGGTTGAAAACCACGAGGGTCTCTATAGAGACCCTCTAACTAATGTTATTATAAATAACAATAGCAAAGCATATACAGAATATATTAAAAGAAAACAATTGTTAGAGAAAAAGCAACAAGAGTCAATTTTTAGAGATCAAGAAATTGAAGGTCTTAAACGTGATATCGCTGAGATAAAAAAGATGCTTTTAGATGCACTCGATAAAAGGTAACAAATGCCATTAGTATTAAGAACCGCTGTAGGTAGAACTACTCCCTTAACCAACACTGAGTTGGATTCTAACTTCACGTATCTAGAATCGTATACTGCTACAAAAGTTAGTATAGTTGACTATAACTATCTTACGATCAGATCAAACCTAAATGCTGCACCAACAAGTGGTGGTAATAGAGGGTTTGAGTCTAACTTAGATGTTAGATACTTGCAAGGTCACGAGCCAAATAACGTATTACCTAGTACAACAAATAAAAGTTCAGTTGTACTTCGCGATGCCAATGGTGACTTTACTGCTCGTTACATAACTGCATCTTCTTTTGAAGGTAGATCTACAACATCTGGTGTTGCTGAACAAGCAACAAAATTAGTAACTAAAAGAAAAATCAATGATGTAGACTTTGATGGTACTGCAGCAATCACCATTTTTGATAAAACAAAGTTACCCTTAACTACACAGTTTGTAGCTACTGCTGTTACTGTAGGTGTAACATACATTATTGATGATTTAGGATCAACAAACTGGGTTGCTATGGGAGCATCAGCAAACGCTGTTGGTGTTATTTTCTATTGTAGTGCTGTAGGTACTGGAACAGGTAAATGTTCAACAGTAATGCTAGACAAACTAAACCTTGCGACATCTACTACTACTAGAGCAAGTGTTAGATTGAATCACGGAACTGCTCCTACTACTCCACTAAATGGAGATATCTGGACAACTACTGTCGGGCAGTTTAACTACATAAACGGAAATACAAAAACTGTTGCATATACAGATTCAAGTATAACTGGAACTTCTAGTAATATTACTGGCGTTGCAGCAATTGCAAATGGTGGTACTGGAAAAACTACAGTGGCTGAAGGTCGTGCTGCGTTAGATGCAGCTAAACTTGGCGCTAACTCTGATATAACATCTATTACAGGATTAACTACTGCACTAGCTACAAGTCAGGGTGGCACTGGAATGGGATCTCCTGGTTCCTCAGGAAACATTCTTATTAGTAATGGTTCTATTTGGACTACAGCTAAACCTTCTGGAACATGGGATATAAACATCTCTGGAGTTGCAGCAACTACCACTCGATTAGTCTCTACAGATTCAAGAAACGATGTAACTACACCAAGTACTTTAGCATCTCCTGGTGTTCTTTTTGACTTTAAAAGAAATGATCTAGCAGGTGGATTGACTGATGGTGGAACATATCACGGTCTAATGACTTTCCGTAAATATGGTTCAACAACAGATTGGACTGGCGGTAAATCACATCAACTTGGATTCACAGATAACAATAATTTATTCATTAGAAGTGGCACTTTGGCTGAGTGGGGTGCCTGGCATAAGATTGTTACAAGCAACAACTATAATGATTATGCGCCATCTAAAACTGGTACAGGTGCTAGTGGAACATGGGGAATTAGTATTAGTGGATCTGCTGCGTCAGCTGGAACTGCCACCTCGGCAGGCAGTGCTACTCTAGCAGCTAGTGCAACAAAACTAGCAACAGCTAGAACAATCAATGGTGTATCTTTTGATGGTACTGCAAATATTACAATTGCAGACAGTAATAAATTTGGCACTGGTGGTGGAACTCTTACTGGTAATATTACAATTGCTAACGCTAGCCCTACAATATTCTTAGATGATACCACCACCACCACTGGAGCTGGCGCAGCTGGAATAGAATTAGCTATTTCTGTTCAAGGTGAAAACTTTATCATTTATGAACCAGATGATGGTGATCGTGAATGGTTTAAGATAACAGATGAGAGTTTTACTGGCGATGCATCTGCATATGTATATGGTAAGAAAGTTCTAGATGATACAAACTATACTGGTTATGTTCCATCAAAGACAGGTACAGGTGCTTCTGGTACATGGGCTATTAATATTACTGGAGATGCTGCAAATGCTCCTAAATGGGGTGGATCAAGAAAGTTTGTACAAACTTCAGAACCATCAGGTGCTGTTAATGGTGATATCTGGTTTAAGGTATAACAATGCTACAATTAGCATATAGTGGTCAAGTTAGACAACTCACAGTTACTGCAGCATCTAGAATATACTATACTCTAGTTGGCGCAGGTGGCGGTGGTGGAGGTTCTGATTCTGCTGGAGGGACTCGTGGTACTTCTGGGGATAAACTTGGCGGGTTTGTAGACGTAAATGCAAACGAAACTTTATACGTTGCAGTCGGCGGTGGCGGTGGTGCTGGCGCAAGTGGTGGTTATGCTGCTGGTGGAGCAGGTGGTGCTTCATTAATTGGATTTACAGGCGGTAACGGTGGTAATGCTGGTCCATGGGGTAGTTCAGGTGGCGGTGGCGGTGGTGGCGCAGCCACGGTACTGTATAAAATAGTTAATGGCCAAAGACAAATAATTGCTGTAGCTTCTGGAGGAGCTGGTGGTGGAGGCGGCGGAAATCGCGTAGCTGGAGTATTTTCTGGAGACTCATATCTTGAATCTTCTACAGCTAGTATTCCATCTACATATCTAGATGCAGGAAGTAATGGAGCTTGGAATAGTATTGGTAATGACTACGGTGTTTGGGATTCCACATACTATCAATGGGCATGGGCTAATTTTACATGGGCATTTAATGCACCTTATACTGGAAATTACACAGTTAGATTAAGTGTTGATAATTATGGTGGTTTTTTTGTGAATGGTACCGCAGTTCTTTACACTCCACAAGATTCTCGCGCATCTAACTACAATTCTTATGTAGAAACAACATTTAGTATGAATGCTGGACTGAACATACTAAAATTATCTGGTGCAAATTCTGGTGGTCCAGCATTCCTTGGTGCATTAGTTTACAATAATTCAGGAACTTTAGTTTGGAGTTCTAAAAGCAATCCCAATATAAGCAGCGCTGGTGGTATGGGTGGTGACGGACAGCAACACAGATATGATGGTGGTGGCGCAGGTGGTGGCGGTGGTGGACACATTGGTGGGCGTGGCGGTTATGTTGCAGGTGATCTTAGATATGTCAATAACATATACGGTAGTGGATATTTTGGTTATGCAGACTGGGGCGCAATGTCTGGCTCTCGCGGAACTAGTATAAATTATGGAATAACAGTTGCAGCAGGTGCTGGTGGCGGATCAATGAATAATGATTATGGAACTTTTGGTGCAGCAAGTTCTAATGGCACTAGTGGTTATGCCGCATTTTCTTCTAAAACCACTTCACTTAGTACATATTCTGGTAATTGGAAAACTATTAATGATGTTTATATTAGACAAAACAACCAATGGATAGAACCTAAAAACGTTTACGTTAGACAAAACGACGAATGGGTTAATATGTACAGTAACAACGTACCCGCAGCAACAACAGCAAGCAGTGAACCATTTATAAGATCTTCTTGGAGAGAAGTTCAATTTATTGAGTATCCAGCACCAGCATATAACTATGATGCGTAAATCCCAACCTAAATAATTCTAGTATAATTTAAAGAACAAAAATGGCACAGTTAAATCTTAGAACAGCTCTTTCATTTGGTCTGACAAACACTCAGATAGACAACAACTTTACGTCGTTGCAAAGAGACACTACACTTGCAGTTTCTAATGCTGTGCCATGGGCTCCAAGTACAGCATACACATTAGGACAAATATTATATACTCATGAAAATGCGTATCCTGGAGGTGGCGCAGAAAGTCTTGGTTTCTTAAAAGTTGGCGTTAATTATGTTATAACATCTGCCTTTGCTCAAGCATTAACTAGTGTAGTTATAACTGGTACTGGCGGAACTTTTACATGTGCTTCTGCCTCACTTTCTGTTGGTCAAGCTATTAACATTAGAGGTTTTAATAATGGTACTGGTTCTATCACAGGATACTCCAATACTGAAATAAACGTTTATTACATCACTGCAACAAACGGAACTACCTCGTTTACTCTTTCTGCAACTGTTGGCGGTGCAGCAATTACTACTACTGCAGGAACTCCATCTGGGATCTCTGTTTTCAGAACATCTGCTACTACTACTGCTGGAGCACCAAGCAACTTTGATGGAACTGTATTTACAGCAACATCAGCAGGTTCTGGTATTGGTTCTGGTGTTGTCAAGCGTGTAACTAGATACTATCAGGTGACTACTGCAGGAACTACTAACACAACAGCACCAAATTGGATAGCACCTACAAGTTCTACTTCTGGCTCAGTTACCTTATTGGGTATAGATCTACCACCAGCTTACTCACCAGCCGATGTTTTAGAAAAGATTAAATTAGTTGATGGTGCTGGATCTGGTCTAGATGCTGATCTATTAGATGGTCAAAATGGTAGTTACTACTTAGATACCAGCGCAAGTTCACAAACAAAAACAGGTGACTTGACCATTAATGGAAACTTAACCGTCAATGGAACTACCACAACAATAAATTCTTCTACTGTTGCAGTAGATGATAAGAATATTGAACTAGGCTCAGTGACTGCAGTAACAGGGTTGGTTGCAACACTAGCAACTGGAACTGTACTTGTTACACTAACTACAGGAACAACTGCAGGATTAATCCCTGGGCAAGCATTAACTAAAACATCTGGCGCTGGTGCATTTGGTGCAAGCCCTGTAATTGCTAGTATTGAAAGTTTAACTCAATTCACTGCATCTGTTAATCATGCGACTTTAGGATCGATTACTTTTAATGTTGGTGGTGTCACTGACGCCACTGCCAACAATGGTGGTATTACACTTAAGGGTGCGACAGATAAGACATTTAGCTGGCTTAGTGCTTCTACTGCATGGACCTCATCAGAAGATCTAAATCTTGTTACTAGTAAAGTTTATAAGATTAATGGAACATCAGTTCTAAGTGCAACCACTCTTGGCTCTGGTGTTACTGGTTCTTCTCTAACTTCGGTTGGAACTATTGGAACAGGCACTTGGCAGGGCACAGTAGTTGGACCAACATACGGTGGCACTGGTGTTAACAACGGCACTAAGACTATCACTTTAGGTGGTAACTTCACGCACAGTGGTGCACATACACTAAGTCTAACTACTACTGGTAATACCGCAGTAACACTACCAACTACAGGTACTCTTGCTACATTAGATGGTAGTGAAACATTCTCTAATAAGGCATTTAGTACAGGGGTGGTGATAACTACGTCGGGCTACGGTGGAGCACCCTACGTACCTAATGTGTTTTCAGGTGAGATGGCAACATTGGACGTAAATGACAGTGGCATTAATGGTGCTAATATTAGATTAATTGGTAATGAAGCGGTAGGACCAGGACAGCCTGGTCCTAATAAAACTATAAGAGCGTACCTTAGTACACTGCAGGTTATGAACCATGCATATAATGCTGCTATTCTGCAATTAACAGATACTGGTGCTCTTACTGTTTCTGGAAACGTTACTGCATTCTCGGATGCTAGACTTAAGAGCAGCTTAAACGTTATCACTGATGCATTGGCCAAGGTAGAACAGCTAACTGGATATACCTATACTAGAACTGATAGTGGTGAGCGTCAGACTGGTGTCTTGGCTCAGGATGCTATTAAAGTTTTACCAGAAGTTGTAGATGCTACTGGTCCGTACATGTCTGTTGCTTATGGAAACTTTGCTGGATTGATCTTTGAAGCTATTAAAGAACTGCATGCAAAAGTTAAAGATCTTGAAAATAAAATAAAATAAATAGAAGGTAACATGGCAACGATTTCTAATCTCTATATTGATCAGGGCTCAGAATTTATATCTGTTTTAGACCTTGAAAATAATGATGGTACACCTATGAATCTCACGGGATTTAGTGCATATTCTCAATTTAGAAAAAGTTATGGATCTGCCACTGCGTTTACCTTTGAAACTTTGATACTCATACCAAACACTAGTGGTAAATTACAATTGAAACTTACTGGCGCAAATTCATCTTTGATAAGACCAGGAAGATACCTATACGATGTTGAAATCGTTTCATCGACTAACGTAAAAACACGAGTTGTTGAAGGTATATTAACTATTAACCCAGAAATCACGAAGATACCATGAAAGTAAAAGTTAATACAACAGGCACTAGCCAAGTTATTGGCATTGGTATACAAGGTCCAGCTGGACCAAATGCTACACTTGCAACGCTACCAGACATAAACGTAACTAATCTACAAAATGGTTCTGTATTAGTATATTCTACACTAACGCAAAAGTGGGTTTCTACAACAACACTTGAGTCCCAAACCATGGAAGGTGGATTCTTTTAACGGATCAACGGAGAAAAATAAATGGCATCAATAATTAGAATTAAAAGATCACCAAACACTGGCGCACCAAGTGGATTATCCAACGGTGAATTAGGATATACATACGGTACAGGTACAGTTAATAATGGAGGCGACAGACTATACATTGGACATGGAAACGAAACCAGTGGAATTGCTGCAAACATATCAGTTATTGGTGGTAAGTACTTTACTGATTTATTAGATCACACACCAGGCACTCTAACTGCTACCTCTGCTTTATTGGTAGATTCTAATAAGAAGATTGATGATTTATTAGTTGACGATCTACAACTTAATGGTAGTACACTAAGTACCACAAATACTAATGGTGATCTGGCAATCACTCCAAATGGTACTGGTAAGACTGTTATTACTAATTTGCACATTAACGATGCAAATACTAGCATTGCGGAATTTATTTATGACACAGTTGGTGGAGCAGTTACTGGTGGCACTGGTATCACTATCACTAACAATGATGGCACTAATACCTCTACAGTTTCTATAACTAATACTACAGTTACTGGTGCAGGAACTGCTGTTGGTTCTTCTACGGCTATTCCAGTTATTACCTTTAATGCACAAGGTCAATTAACTGCTGTAACAACAGCATCAATTACTAC